CGTGAACGCGGTGAAGTTGGCCTGCTCGAATACGGCGATCAGGCCGACGAATTTCTGCTCAACGTCTCCCACCGTTGGCAAGGTAAGCCACGCCCTGTCACGTTGCCACTCGGTGAGGGGGGGCCGGTTTATCCACTGCCCGCCCTGATAAACCAGGCGTTGGCCGTCGGCCGGCGCGGCAATCGTGACGTCTGTCAGATCATTTAATGCGGTCATTCGTTCACCCATACCCCCGAACGGTAGACAAGCTCCTGGCCGTCCTGCGGGTTTGTGATTGTTACGTCAGTCAAGTCTTCCAGACGCAGGCCAGGGCCCAGACGCACGCCCGCGTCCCCGCCCAGGACGCCGACCAGCATCGGGCTGATACCAATCCCAATCATGCCGCCGCGCCCCCGATCACCAGAACGCCACGATGTTGGTCGCGGTCGTGTTCGTCGAGTTGACCCGCGTGACGCTGATCGGAAGGAACGCGCCCGCAGGCACGCCCGTAATAACCAGCGTGTTCCCGTCGCCCGCCATGACAACGGCCAGGTTGCCGGCCGAGCCGACAAACAGCCCCCGCGTTACGTCGGTCAGGTCCACACTGTTCGAGGGCGTGACGACAATGCCGTCCCGCGCCGAGAACATGGCCGAGCGGCCTTGTGTATTGTCAGTTGCTGGCATGTCTGTCTCCGTTGTCCATTAAGCGTGCCCGGTCGGTCATGAAGCGTGTCGGGTTGTCCATCAAACGATCTCTTCGCCCTTCATGGCGCGCGCAGCCATCTTCAGGTTCTCTGGGTTGGCATTCATTGCGCCCATTGCTGCCTCGGTCATCGTGGCTTCCTGCCTGGCCGCATCGGCTGCCTCGGCATCCGCCTGACGCTTCGCGGCCACGGCTTCCTTGTCCATGATCCATGCCTCGGGCACCTTGCCTCGCATCCCGTCACGGAACGCCTCGTCCCAGTCTGCGTTGTCGAGCGAGGCCATGATGGCCGGGTGCTGCGTGCCGATGATGCCCGTCGCTGTTGCCAGCATGGAATCGAACTCGATGGCCTTCTGTTTCTTCAGCGCCTGGCTTAACGGTGTCTCGAACTCGAACCGTATCTCGCGGCCCTTCAGTGCGTCAGGCAGGCCGTCAACCATGCCATTGGGCAGGATCTCACCGAACGCGCCCTTGGCCATTGCGCGGGTGAACACAGAGTCCATGATGTTCGCGTTCTCTGCCTCCATCGGCTCGAACAGCGGCGCAGCCTCGCGGGTGTATATCTCGATCCGCTCTGCTACTTCGTAAGCGGTCATGTCGCCCTGGGTGGGCAACTTCAGGATGTTCTGGAAAAACGCCATGCCGATGCGTTCGGCCATCCGCTCGGAGAACTCCATCGCATAGCGGGGATCGCCCTGGTCGATGTTGGCAATCGGCGGCCCCATGCCCTTGGTGTCGTAGTCGTCCGAGATGAACGTCACTGTGTTGGCGCGCAGGTCGAGGTCACTCAGCAGCACGCCTTTCTTGGCGTACTTGGCCGGGCGCACCGCCTGCTCGATCGAGGTCAGAAGGTCCTCCTCGGTGACGTTCAGGGTGCGCGCATCAGCCAGGGCAACCGATGTGCAGGGCGAACGCGCATACTCCTCGCCCGACACGCTCATCCATTCGCGGACCGTGTAGGGGAAAGCGGTGAAAAAATACTCGCCCATGCAGCAGTCGCCGGACGCGCCATGCGCGCTGTAGATCGAGATATACTTGGCCTCGCGCGGGCGCTTGTCCTTTGGCCCCATCTCCATGACATCGAGCGGCATCACCGAACAGATGATGGTCCGCATTTCCTCGGTATGGCCCTTGTCGAACTCGCGGCGCCACTCGGCAGGCAGCGCGTCCTTGCCGAACCAGGCCACGATCTGGCGGAGCGAGTGCTTGCGCTTGTGGTGCATGGTATCGACCACGCCGTCCTCGTTGCGAGACCACGCGCAGTCACGCAGGTGGAGGCAGGAGAACAGGATGCCGGTCTGATCGCGGCGGTATGGGTGCGTGACCACTGAGGACCCGAACGTCACGTAGTCGTTGTCGCTCTCGGCCATCGTCGCCGGAAACCGCGCGCGCGGGTCATAGACGATGTTGCGCATCGTGTCGGTTGACTCCTCGCACCAGCGGCGTGCGGCGTCATCGTTCATGACGGAGATAGGCGTGGCGGAGACATTGAACCAGTGACGGCCGCGCGGGCGGATCATGGCGCCGAGATTGGACGCCATGTCGCGGCGCATCATGGAGGGCACGGAGGTGTGCAGCCCGTCATAGCGCTCGTCAGCGGCGGAATAGGTTGTCGTGAAGTCCGCCCGTTCAGGGTAGAAGATTTCGGCCTGGGCCTGCCAGAGCGGGTGATAGATCGAAGCCTTGCGGAACGCAGCCTCGGAAGCCTTGAGCGCCTTTGCCCCGCGCTTCATCATCCCCTCGTTCTTTGGGGGCGCGTCAGCTTCACCCGGTTTGGCTGCGTCGTATGCCATCAGTGACGGCCCCGGCCAAAGCCTGGCACGATGCGTTCGCTGCGGTGTATCTCGTGGCCGGCTGTGTCGTAGAGGCCAGTGAAGGTCTCAAGGTCGTCTTCATGCACGGTCAGCGTAGCCGCCGATCGGTCAGCGTTCAGCAAGCGGTCGCTGTCCATCGGGTGAGGCGTGCCAATGAGCGCTGCGCGGACGAAGTAACGACTCATCCGAGCAGCGTGTTCTTCTGGGTGGCCGGCGCGGCATAGCTGCCACCGCCAAGCGCGCCGTCGAGCAGGGTTGCGCTGCGCCCGCCGCGCTTGCGGCCCGTGCGTTCCATCTCGATGGCCGCCTGGCGCACGTCCGGGTCGGTCTCGACGGGAATCGCCTTCGGGCGAGGAGCCGGAGGCGGCGGTGCGGGCATTCTAGGGCTGCGCATCATGGGCAAATCTCCTGTGTGCAGAGCCATACCTCAGCATGTGTGGACAGGATGAGGACGGACTGACGAGGACGGACTGACGAGGACGCTAGCGCCGCCCATGAACCTTGCGGCCGGGGAGTGCGGCGCCTGCGCCGGAATTGGCGTTCTTGCGCTGGGAGGCAGCAAATGCCCGGTTCGACGGCTCGCTGGCATACCAGCCCAACAGGACGGCATCCCCCTTGTCCGGGGAGCGCCCCAGTCGCTTCTTGATGTCGTCCTTTGGCTCAATCAGGATACCGGTACGGGTGATCTCGAACGTTGCGCTGGCCAGGTCCTGCGCCAGTTCCTCGTCCGGCGGCAGCTCCACTTTGTCACCCGTGATCGGGTTCAGGCTCTCGCGCATCAGCCAGAACAGGTAAGCACGCATGTTGCGGAACTCGAAACTGCCATGTTTGGACCGGCCGGGGGCCGCCACTGAGGGGTTCACACCGACGACAGGCAGGTTGAGGTGCGTCTTGAGGTGCGTGTGTGCGTCGCCGCCCCAGCCGCCGCCCAGGTCAATGCCGATGGTTGCCCCGTCCCGAAGGACCGAAACGACCATGCCTGCGACAGCCGGGCCATCAGTGGTCTGCGCACCCGGCAGGACAACAGGATGCTCGATGCGGACGCCATGAACCGGCGCCGCCACGGTGCGGTCAGGGCCGCCCTGCGCCACATCTACGCCGAGGCCGGTCATGCCCTCCTTTGGCAAGTCCTTATTGGCGATCCAGCGCGCCTGTGCGGCCTTGATCCATGCCATCGGGATGGCGCGGGTCAGTTCGTCGCCTGCTTCCTCGAACGCCTCGTCGTCGGTGGCGGGGTATTCGCGTTTGAACCCGGTGCAGAACTCGTCCGGACCGAGGCCGTCGAGCATGGCCATGTCCCGGTTCTTGGACCACGCCCAGAACAGCTGGTCCCCGTCGATGCCATGCAGCACGCCGTACTCCTGGAATGCCTTCGGCGCCGCCCAGTCTTGCGGCGCAGGAGAGCGATACTCGTCATGGATGAACCACGGGATGAACAGCGGATAGAACCCGCTGTCCCCCTTCTTGGCCGCCATCCATGCGCGGTGGAACCGGCCGCCCGGCTTGTCGGCCGTGGTCTCGATGACGACTTCAGTTAACGGCGCATCTGGCACGGCTTCGTAGAGGCCTTTCCAGACCTCGGACGCGGACGAGTTAGGCCAGAAGTCGAACTCTGAGGCGTGCAGATACTGGATCGTGTTCGACCGGCCAGCCGAGCGCGCGCCGGCGGTGGCGATCTTGTAGCCGCTGTCGAGGCGGGAGAACCGCAATTCGTTGGCGTTGGCCACGCCGGTCTCGGGCCTGAAATCTGGCAGGTTGTTGTCGTGATACCGCTTGGTCATCCCGAACAGGTTCTGTGTTGCAGCGTCTTCGTGCGTAACGATGAATGCCAGGACGCCCTCAGACGTACTGACCCGCTTGTAGAACCGAGCGCCAATGTAGGTGCTGATGCCTTGCTGGCGCCCCTTGAGGATCAGGACGCGGACTTTGCCGGTCTCGCGCAACAGGCGTTCGATCTGCTCGTGGGCGTAGCGCTGAGAGGAATTGAGCACGAGTGGCCTGAGGCCGTCGTCCTTCGTGCGGATACGCAGGCACACCTCAAAATACAGCTCGTCGTTGGACAGGATGCCAACGAACTCGTCGTCAGTGAGCGGTTGGACGGTCGCCATTCAGCTTCTCCCGCGCGCCCGCAAGACGGTCCTCGTAATCCTGCGTGACCTTGTGCTCCTGCCTTTCGACGCGGTGCCCCGTCAGGACTCCGATCTCCTTGATGCCAGCGAAGGCAGGCCCGAAAGCTGACTCCTTCTTGGCAGCCTCATAGGTGCTGACCGCTTCGCGGATCAGCCATTCCCTTGTAATTTCAACCTTTTCAGAGATGATCTTGCGGCCCTCCTCGATGGCATCCAGGATGACAGGTTTTGAGAGGTTCTCTGTTGCGATGGCTCGCGCTGTGTGTTTGCTATACCCGGCGCGGATCGCGGCCTGTGTCCCATTGTTGTCCAGCAGGTATTCCTCGACAAACCTGCTCTGCTTGTTAGTCAGGTTTCCCAACGTATCGCTCCATGATCCTGCGGGCCTCGGGGCTTTCGAGGCTGATCTGCCGCGAGGTCCCGTCAGCCTGGTTGATGACAATATAGACCCCGCCGACACTGAGGTCGTCGAGGGTCTGCCGCTCCCTGACGAGACGTGTGCGGAACCCGTCGATTTGATCCGCGAAGGCCTGGGCGTTCATTGCGGCCCTCCGGACATGCCTGTTGCGGCGAACGCAAACCTGTCCTGTATGCTGCGGGCATCGGTTTCGCTGATCCTGAAATCGCAGCGCAGGTCTCCCCTGTAATCTGCGGAGGCGATGGCGGACACGAACGGCTTGGCGACGGAGATGGCTGCGTCCAGTCGGAGGTGTACGCCCAGTGTGTAGTCGAGCAGGCTTCTGACCTGCTTGCGGTGTTCGGCTGCGTAATAGGCAATCGCGCAGATAGCGACCAGGTTGAAAGTGGCAAATACGGCGAACGAGATCATGCGGTTCTCCTGTCCGGGATGGATACGGGTTTGCCGAATCGGTTGTGGAGCCATGGGGCGATCTCGTCTGAGAGGACGAGGGCGCCGGACAGGGTGACGACGGGGGAGGATAGCCCTTGTGCCGCGAAGTTCTTGCGCACGCGGGTGACGAACGAGCGCAGGTGTTCTGCTTCGACGGACGAGGAACGTCCGTAGTGGAGACGTTCTACGGCTGCGTCGTAAAGTTCGCACATTTCGGTTGTCGATCGCACGCGGGGATAGCTCTCCATCAGGATGGCGAGGAATATAGCCTGCCATATGGGGACAGCGAGGGTACGTGCCACCTGGAGGGCGAGCTCTGAGCCTGAGAGGCGCCGGATCTGGCTTTCGAGGGCGAGGACGTAGTGGGGATCGCCCTGTGCTGCGCGGAGGGTGCGTTCGTCCCGCTCGGCGAGGACGAGGGCTCGGCAGACCTGTGACCGGTTACGGCCGAACTGCTCTGCGATACGGGCCTGGTTCCAGGCTTTGTCACGGTGGAGTGTGAGGTATGTCTGCCTGCGTGCACGGCTGAGGGCGCCTGATCGGGACGAGCCGAGGAGGTCGTCTGCGGTATATCCGTGGAGGGCGGCGATGTCGGCGATGATGGCCCGTGCGGTCTGGCCTGACACGGCCATGGGCAGGGGAAGGGTCCGCCGATCGGCCCGGCGCTCAGACCGCCGCTCGACCTGCCTCCTGTCTGGTCCTGTATAGGTCATGCTGGCCCCTCAGCAGCTGGGATGACATGCTTGGCGTTGAGATGCGCGGCGAGGGCCTGCTCTGCCTTCGTGACGGCGAGGTCGGCTTGCGTGAGCAGGTCAGACAGCAGCTCGATCTCGGGCTGCGCTTCGGCGATCACGGCCTGCGCTTCGAGCACCTGCCTGCTGAGGTCGGCCAGCTTCTCGCGGGCATGGCGTTGCGGCCCGGTGCTGGACAAGTCCAGGGCTGCGGTAAGCGCAACCATGAGCCGTGTGGTTTCGTCGATCATTTTTGTTTCCCCATCTGTGCAATCTTCATCCCCTCGTTCTCGTCTTCGAGCCACTCGATCAGGGCCTCGAACGTAGAGAAGCGCCAGTCGGGGAGGCGCCCACCGACAAGTGTGACGTTCCATGTAGTGCCATCCGTATCGATCTGGATACCCCATTGCAGGGCCTCGCCCCGAGCCATGATCTTGTCCTCGGAGAGGGGCCAGCCAGTTCGCGTGATCTTATCCATGTCTCAGTCCTTCCAGAAATCATTACGGTGAGACCTGTCGGCCTCCAGGCTCATCCACATCGCCCAGATGGCAAAGGGGAGCCCCAGCGCGGCCGCGAGGCCAAACAATACCCAGAACATCATCAGCGGTGTCCTCTCATCTCATCGGTTTCGGCAACAATCCGGG